TGTATTTCATAATTTTTTTCTTTATATGTTTATGATATCTCTAATTCTTGTAATCCTGACACAATTCCACGAATAAACTCAGTTTTAGAGTAAATTCTCTGAGTGTCTAACTTGCTAAAGCCATTCGGCATAGAGAATAATACATATTTGATTGTGTTATTATCTACACCCTCGTCTGTGATTGCGTCAAATTTAAGTTCAATATTACTATCGGGTTTATCTTTGTGTTTAATCACAATGGAGGCAGTATATCCAATTGTCCATTTAGCACCGTTTCTAGACATAGCGTCTTTACCTTCATATGTCATTGCGCGGCCGCCCTTATCAAATTTCATATCGAAACCTGCTTTATATGCTGCTTTAGCAAAATCACCTGTAATCCAGTTACCAAAACTCTTCGCAGCAAAAATGCTAATTTTTGTAAGTATATTTTCAGGAATGTCACCTAATTTATCAAATTCTAATTTAACTTCATCGTAAGTTGCTCCTAATGACTTAGCTGTATAATAAAAATATTCGAATGAAGTTCTATATACATATTTTTCTTCTTCCGGAAAATTATCACCTGCAATTTTTAAACCAGTTACATATCGACTAATAGCCTTTTTCTTGTCTTTTATAGAGTTTGCTACCTTTTCTCCAGATTTATCATTAAGATATAAATCTGCCATCCGTAACCAATCCTTTTCTTCCGCTTCTAGTATTAGTGATTCTGATATGATTAAATCATTTCGGAATTGTTCAAATAATTTAATGAATTTCATAATTGTTTTTGTTTTTTATTTATATATCAATTTTTTTACATAAAAAAGCAGGGAGTAGCGAATTCCCTGCTTTACTTTCCGTGAACTAACCCGGTCCTAAAATGCAACTATATTTCAAGTTGCCGTTTCTTTACGCTTCACAACTTGCACAATCTAAAATATCTCTAGCAAATGATTGAGCTGAACCTTGACTAAATTGGTAGTAAAGTGTTTTGATTCCCTCTTCATGCGCATATAAATACAATTTATTAATGTCCTTTGCTGGAACACTAGGATGAATCATTAAATTTAATGATTGTGACTGATCTATAAATTTCTGTCTCTGTGCTGCTTGTAAAACTATTTCTTTTGGTGTAATTTCAACAAAAGATTTAAAAACTTCCTTTGTTGGAAAGTCCAAGTGCTGAACACTTCCATCTCTTTTAAGAATTCCTTCCCATACATATGGTGTATTTAAGTTATACTTGATTAATTCATTAGTTAGAAATGGATTTTTATATACTGTTTTCGACTTTGCTAAATCTTTAATAAAATAATTAGATTTAATTGGCTCTATTCCCATTGAAACTTGACCTAAAATAAATGAACTGCTTTTTGTCGGTGCGATTGCAACTAATGTTGTATTTGCATATCCATCTCTTAGTGATCTATAACCCTTTTCATCATGTAGCCAACGTGATGCTGCATCACTTCTTTCTTTTAAAGTTGAAAATATTTCATGGTTTAATGCCTTTGATTGCAAAGAGTCAAACGTTATTAATTTTGATTGAAATAGTGAATGATAACCAAGAACTCCTAGGCCTAACGCTCTATGTTGTTCAGCAAATCGATGTGCTCTTGACATACCTGGCATATTAAATGACTTCTTAATAAATTCATCCATAACTGCGTTTAAGAACAATACATATGTTTCGATGGCATCTGTTTTTTTAATCTCATCCCAATGTAAAAGATTAATAGAACCTAAACAACATACAAACGAATTAAAAGAATCAGTTGGAAGCTGAATCTCACTACAAAGGTTTGAGGCAGTAATGTCAAGGCCTAATTCCTTATAAGGAGAATTGTTATTACTGTTATCCTTAAACATAATGTAAGGAAAACCAAACTCGTTACGTCTTTGAATAACCTTTGCCCATATCTTGCGCTTATCAGCGTCACCTTCTTTCATTTCTAAAATCCATGCATCTGTTACTGTAACTCCATATTGTAAGTTTTGAATAGGATTTCCATCAGTTCCGATGTCTAAAAATTCTAAAATATCTTTATGTTCGATTGGTAGCCATACTGCACATGCACCTCTTCTTGCCTCTGATTGTTTACATACATCGACAGTTGTATCATACATTCTAGCATAATGCACAGGTCCGTCTGCTGTTCCTCCTGTGGAAATTGGAGCTCCTCTTTCTCTAATGTTTCCTAAAAAAGCTGAAGTTCCTCCTCCATATTTTGACATCATTCCTATTTCTCTACTTGCATTTAATATACTATCTAAGTTATCGTCTACATTACTTCCATAACAACTAACTGGAAGACCTTTGTCTTTACCAAAATTAATCCAAACTGGAGTTGATAGGCTGTAAAAACCTAAGTTCATATACTCTTCAAACTTTTTTGCAAATCCATCAATTTTTAGTATCTTTTCTGCGTTATTAGATACATCCTTAATTCGTTGTTCAGGAGATTCTTTAATATATCCTCGAGAGAGGAATGTTCGACTATCTTCATTAAGCCAGTAATTTTTCTCGTAATTCATGTTGTTTTGTTTTTTTCTAGAATTTTATGTGATTTGTGTTCTTTTTGTATTTTACCAGTGGTTGGACATGGTAATTTAAAATAATTAAATGTCCAACCATTCCATTTACCTGCATTTTTTTTTGGTTTTGTGTAACATACTCCTTTATTTCTATTTCTAACTAAAAACGATTGAGATATATTTAACTCATCTATAATAGACTCTTGACTTTCGTATTTTGTAATATTTCCATCTGGACTAATTACTTCATAAAATCCTTTAATCCATCCATAATTCCCATTGTTCTCTCCTGCATTATTATATTTTAACGCGAATTCAACAGGAGTTAATGTTGCATTAATTTCCTTTATAGTTTTAGAACGTTTTGCTTGGATTCCTGGATCTTTTGCCATTTCACGTAGATGATTAGTAACTCCATTTTTCCATTTTTCCATTGCTGCATCAGAAATTACATGGCCATTGTATTTTTCCTTTTTTGTTTTAATCATTCGTTTAACTTTCTCGGGGTTTTTCATTGGATTTTTATCACCGTCCCATAGTCTAAATCCTTTACCACCATTTCGGTTAGCCGCGACTGCTAATTTAACTCTTAGTCTTTGGGCTTCTTCTGTTTGAAGATTTCTAAGAGAATACATTAATTTATCTCCTTCACATCCGTAAATTCTCCATAATAAATAATGGGCGAGTATGTGTTCCTTGAAGGTTAAAAGTACTAAATTATCTTCTAAATTATCACCACCCATGTGTTTTGGAATAATATGATGATTTTCATAGTATATTTCAGTACTTCTAATTCTATTTTCTAGTATTGCTTTATCTATTAAGTTCTTATAAATGACTTTCCAATTCATGTGATTGCTATATTTTTATAGTTTATATATCTCAATCACATGACTTTTTTTATCAAAAAAGAACATTAATTAGAACAAATCATCTTCAGTAATTGACTTTGATTTCTTAAAATAATCGATACTTTTTTTGTAGAAAAAGTCTCCCTCCTTTGTTGATAGAATTTCAATGTCAAACCATAATGTTTTTTCGATTTCATTAAAATCTACATCAAATACTGGCTTCATTCCAATTCTTCCTAATGAATTATTAAATCTGTTTTGGATAAATTGTTTAATTGTATCTTTAGATAAAAAATCTAATTCTCCTTTTTCAAAAATCCAATCAAGTATTTTAACCTCAGATGCATACGCCTTTTTACATGCTGAATCTATTAGTTCTTCGAATTCTGCATCAAACCATTCTGGATTTTCTTTCTTAATAATGTTAATTAATTCTGAACCGAAATTTCCGTGGATTTCTTCCTCCTTGCTTGTCGCTTCAACTACATTTGAAATACCTTTGAAGAGGTTTTTCTCCTTGTTAAACGACATCATAATTAAAAATTGACTAAATAAACTAACATGCTCTATGAATAGTGAAAATAAAAGTACAGATTTAGTATACATTTTATTATCCTTGCTTCTGGTGCCATCTAGATATTTTGATAAATATGCAATTCTATCTTTAATTGCAGGAATTTCAACTACATTTTTAAATTCTCTCTCGAGCCCTAGTATTCGAAGTAAATGTGCATATGCATCTTTGTGTCTTACTTCTGACTCAGCAAATGTCATTCCAACATCTCCTATTTCTGTAATTGGCATTCTCTTGTACATATCAGCCCAAAATGTTTTTACGTTAACTTCAATTTGAGCAATTGCCAACATCAATCTTTTTATTGCTTCACGTTCAGCTTTTGTAATTTTTGTTTTAAAATCATCTATATCAGTTGTAAAATTGAATTCAGTATGAATCCAGTATGAATGTCTGATTGCATCTTTATATGCTAAAAGTTGTGGATATTCGTATGGTAAGATATTTACACGCTTATCAAATATATTTTTGTTCATTTTTGTGTTAATATTTTAATTATGTATTTTGTTTTTATTGCAGCCTCTTTTTTAAACTCTCTGCTTTTGTAAAATATTCGTACGAAGTTTTCTTGTACACTTTACGTTTGGCATATAAATCACCTAATATAGTTCTTAGAATAGAATCTCCATTCCTATAAACGACACCATTGTCACATACTATAATATCCTTGTTTTTTCTACGTTCTTCTATTTCTACCTTTTTAATCTTTTCGATAAAGGCATCTGGTGATATATTAAATTGTCGCATGATTGAAGGGTATAGGGATGCAAAGTCAAAAGCGCTTACGCCTTCATAATACCCTAATATTGGTTCTTTTACATATGCTCCTACATACTGTCCATCCCTATTAACATTTTTTTTATCTTCAATGCCAATTCGCATACCTTGTTTTGCTAGCGTTCTGGCCATAAGCGATTCAGTTACTGCAACAGGTGAACTTGCCTTATACAATGGCATATTCGTTATATTAGCAAGAGTTAAAAGTACTTCCATTGATTTTAACTTTTTATCAATATAGTATACTAGTATGGAGTCGACTACATTATAATATATGTATTTAACAAAGTTATCTCTGTATAAGTCCTGTAATGAACCAGAGTATTTAATTTTACTAAGTTTAAGAACTTGACTTGACACATAATCTAGTGAATTTGACTCTTTAACCTTTACTGTTCTATCGTATTTGTCATATAATTGCATGTAATCTAAGATGCCAATATGCAATGGACGTTCTCCATTGAAATCGACAGCCTTTGTCATTCCTATTTCTTTAATGTCAATTTGTAATCTTTTGCAGCGATTTGTAATATATTGCCAGTCATATTTGATAAAGTTCCATCCAGTCATCATTGGAAACTTAGGCATGAATTTCATTAAGAAAGTGTATACCATATCATACTCTGATTTGAATGTATGATACTTAAATTCCCAATCAATGTCGAATTCTTTGAAGTATGCATTTGTATCATCTTCAATTTTTTGAATTTCAGCGGGATTCATTGGTTCAAGGCCAAGCACTATTGCTTTACGATCAGGCGTAATTATTGAAAATGATAAAATTCGGCTTTTAGCTTCTTCGGCCTTTGGGAAGCCATCTACTATTTCCGTTTCAATATCGACAAAATATGTTTTTGGCATATTATGTGCATTGAGATCATTTTTATCTTTTTCAGATAGTCCATCTAGAAAATATAATGTCGAAAACTTATTAAATTTCAGTCCTGTTACTAGCTTGACTGATCGACCATCCCAATTTTTATATACCGGACTTGCTGCTTTATCTTTATCGTCGCAGACAAACCAGTTTTGGAATTTATCAATAGGATATTGTTTATATGCAACGTCTCCTTTATTATCATAGTACGATATAATTACGTCTTTTTCTTTTTCTCTTTGTTCTATATCAAGTATCAATCAGTGTATGATTTATATGTTAGTACTTTATTTTTATTCTAATATCCTTTAGTTTGTCGTGCTCGATTCTCTATATTTTTCGACATATACATATTATACATCTCCTTTGAAGTCATTCCAATAGAAGCAGCGTAGTTCATGAAAAAGTGAAGCATATCTATTATTTCAAATTTACATTCGATTTGGTCGTTATCTGAAAGATCACTGAATTTTATAGTATCATATGTTGAATGTGCACTTTTCCATTTTTTCCAGATGGAGTTTCCCGATCCGTCTTTAATACCTCCGAGCGCATCCGACGCCTCATGAATTTCGTCGATCAGGGCATGGGTATTGAGATGCCAAAAATTCATAACTTCTCTTAGAGACATATTTTCGAAATCATAACCATACACATTTTTTTGTGTTTCTGCTTGAAGATTTAGTATGTCCCCTAATGTGTCATTATTGTTTTCCTCAATTCTATTTGAATATAAATCTTTTACCTCTAGATTTTTACATGAGTTATCGATGTTTGCCATAATTTTTTATATATGTTTCATTTAATTTTTAAAATAAAAAGTTTTGTCTAATTTTTATTGGAGCAACATATGCTTCAATGTTTCTAGTTAAGTCTGTGCCAACTTTAGACACCATGTTATTAATTCTATTATCGAATTCTTCTTTAGTCCACATATACGATAATATGGTCCTTGACTGGGTTTCAGCATATTCTTGTAATTCATTATCACTTAATACTTCTATGTTCTTCTGGGTCAACCCGAGTGCCTCTAGATCTTTAGGTGAAGACAACAGTATGGACTTCTGAATTGCTGCATAAATCCATCTAATTCTAAACCAGCCTGAACCTGCATGTGGATATTCTGGACATAGAATCCCCCAGTATTTTCCGCACGTTTCAAACACTTCAGTTTCAGTTGCTAACAATTTAGCAGATTTAATACTTTTTGCACCAAAGTAATCTACTGGCCATTTTAATTTATTTCTACGAACCCATGGACTATGATCGACTATAGATGCCAACATATGTTTTCTTTCCTTTATTTGTGGAATTATATCTAACTTAATATTCCAATTCTCAAGAACATATGGAGTTAAATCTACATTATAGATATTTTTAACCTTTATAATGTCCCTAATTTTCTCTTTATCGCCCCAATCAAACGCTGGAATTAATGCATTATCAAATTTACCTTCTACTATATCTCTGATAACATCCATTGCCGCAATTGGGTCAAACATTGGATTGTCAACTCCTCCATAAAAATAATTGCCATTGCTCCATTTTTTTGAAATTGATTTATTAAAACATTCTTGTTCTAACATTCCTCTCCATGATTTCATAGTTCCATCAATTTTCCAATCCTCGTGAAAAACGATAACGTTCTTAACGCTCTTTAAAGCATACATTATATTAAAGATTTCACCTGAGTAATTATTAGAACCAAATTGGCCTAGGCCTATAATCGCAAGACCATATTCAGAAAGGTCATCTCCCCATTTTACTTTGCGTCTATCCACTAAATATCCCTGTTTTCTCAGGGAATCACATATAATCGAGCTGTCGTCAATTCTTTTTACTCTAGCACGTTTCCATGCATCATCATCCGTTTGTTTTGCAGTACATCCTGTAAATAATATTTTCATTTTTAGATTTATTTTTCAGTTTCTTTATAACCGAACGCTTCAATATAATTGTCTAATGCACCTAAATAAGCTACAGCGTCTAATAAATTATCTTGCTTATAATTATAAGAATGTCTACTTAATTTTAATGCAATCATTGCGGCATACATGTCACTACCAGTAAACGTGTTTCCGGTCATTCCACTTGCAATTTGTGCGGCTCTGCGCATGCCTTCTGAAAAATCTCCATATTGTCGTGATTTTTCTTCTGAACGTTCATTAATAATTTTATCAGCTTCTTGTAATATATTCATGTTACATTATTTAAAATTTATACGAAATATTTTATTTATGTTTCAAATTTAAAACGAAAAATTAACATAAAAAAACCTGCTATTTCTAACAGGTTTTACGGGATGGTTTTTCGTGTTTTTCCTACCGGCGTAGTAACCCAGTTTTTTCGTCTTTTGCTTATGTTTTCATTAGCATCTATTAGATGCATCATTACTCACTGCATATTTGGGGTGGGGTGACGTTTGATCCATTTTAGTGGTGATCTTCACTCTGCAACATTATAATGTTGCATCATAGTTTAGTTTTTATTGTTTGCTGTACTCATCCTCCGGGTTATAATCGTAATTGCTATATAATTGCTTTGTTATTGTTTGCTGCAAATAACCCTATTCTATTTCTTTTAATTTATTTTTTCATATCTCTCACTCATTATAGTCTTATCCATCATTTGCAGTGGAGATTCAATTACCCCACCTAATATACTTTTCATAATCGATGGCGAGAATCCTGAAACCAATGCTGTTCCTGGTGTGTCGAATGAAACTGGAACTCCACCATTTCTAGATTGAATGTTCCAATAAACGATCTGAGGCATTTTATAACCTGCATCTTTATACATTTCTTCAATCATCATTTGTGCAGTAGGATTCCATTCTCCGTCTGATCTTCGAAGTTCATTTCTAACCCAACCTCTACTACCTTTAGTTGCTTCATTAAATTCCATATCTGATAGGATTAAAATCTTAGCTGGCATTTCTGCTTGAGGTAAATTATGATTAGTTGCCTGATCTAAGATTAGATTAAATACTGCCTCTAGATTTGTTGACATTCCCCAATCAGATGAACTCATTTGTAAAAATCTATCACTTAACGACCCTTTTAGGATTTGAAGTTTTGGTTTTTGTGCGAATGTAATAAATGCATCTTTGAATTTACCTTCGTTTCTTTCAGAAATATAAAGACCTAATGAAATTGCGACATCCATACATGTTACATTTTTATTGTTACCTGCTGGTGAACTCATTGAACCTGAAACATCGACAACTGGAAGTATCATTTCTGTGCAACCTTCCATATAATTTGGAAGTGCTTTCCATTGTTCGTTTGCAACCTTAGCATTACCAAATCCTAAAGACTTAGTAACATCATAAGGATAGACGGCACCAGCATTAATGGTCGCTTCACCTTTAATAAGGGATTCAATGTATGCTGAGTAACTTTTATATGCATTTCTGCCGAATGCTTTTTGATATCTGGCGCTTGCACCTGAAGGCAATTTGCCGAACTCTATAGAGTCCCATTCTTTAGCACACATTTTAGTCTCAACAACGTTTGTTAAATTAACAAGTAATTTACGGTACTGTTTTGGCGATAATTTTAGGAAGGTTCTTAATTTTTCAGCATTTTTACCCTTTCTTGGCATCCATTTTCCAGCAAGCATTGAATTATTATCTAACGCTTCTTTAATTAAAGCAAGCGCATCGTTTTCCAATAATGTACCGAATAATATAAGTAAATCGTCCCATCTACCATATTCTGTAATATATTTAAGATTTGGTTTTAAGACGAGATCGTGATTTTCAGCTAGATATTCTAAAATATCTTTAAAAATAAGCCGTTCGCCTGCTCCACCTCTAATATCGCGTGCCCAAAACAATATTTTCATTGCTCTCTTTGTGTCTTCATTGAAAGCCTTGGAAAAAGTAGAAATTAATCGTTCTTTGTCTTGGCCTCTCATTGCTCCAATACTAAAGAATAGATCAACACATGGGTTCAATGACGATGAATTTGTTGCCATTCCATTCTCTGTAACTATATCTTCGGTTTGTAACGCTTCAATGAATTGCATGATAATTGAGTTTGATTTAATAATTATACTAAATAATTTATTTATGTTTCAAAAAATTAAAACATATGGTTGTGTGACTTGTATTTTATTTATATTTTCATGTCTATTATGTGAAATTGCAATTTATGTCTAAGCCATATTAGTGATACAATACTCTCGAGTTCATCAGTTTCAATGTCATCTTCAATTGCAGAAATTACAACAAAATTGTCTATCATTCTCTTAGAGTTATCTAGTTGTTCCAAGGTTATACATGAACTTATAGTTCTTATGATCTTATTGCATGCTGTTTCTGACCACTCTTTGAAATTATTTGGTTTGTATATTTTATGCATATTGGTTTTGTGTATAAATAAGAAACTCTTATTATAATTATAATAAGAGTTTTATTTAAGTTTCAATAAGTATCAAGTATTTATTGTTTCTTTGGCCATCCATATTCATCAATAGTGCCATCATGTTTAAGTTCTTGATATCTGGTGCCTACTCCGAACATAGTACAGAAGTGTCTATCCTCTTTATTGAAAAAGTATATTTCGTCACCGTCTTCTTGATAATCATATCTATCTTTTAGATTGGTTAATAGATTAGTTTTTAATCCCACTAATATTTTATTTCTGGAACTAAAATAGTCTATAATCGTACTTGACGCTTCATTAACAAATTCTTCGAAGGTCTTAAATTTATATAATATTTCTTTACGTTCAGCTTCTTGTTTTTCTTGTTCTTTTTTAACATTGCCAGAACCCTTTGGAACATCTCCTGAACCAATTGATATGGGCGTAGGTAAAATAGTTGCTCCAATACCTCCAATACTATCGAGTGAAATTGATGCGTTGTTCATTATCTTGCGTCAATTGATATATTTTCCATTCCTCTGATTTCAACATTATTATCTCCGACAGACATGTCAAATGAACCATAGATGTCTTCACTATAACCAGTTTCGCTAGGTCTATTTGTCATACCACCTAATCTTCTTGAGTATCTGTTAGCATCGGCGCCATCCATGAAACCAATGTTAATTACAAATTCACCGGGAGTTATGTATAATTCAGATGAACCTTCACTATTAATATTATTAATAACATCTTTTATCCAGTCAGTTGAAAGATCTGCACTAATAAATGCAACTTCTGATTCAAGGTCTTTGACATTATTTGCAACTTCTTTAATAATAATGTCTGTTGCTTTACCAAAGAATTTTCTCCATTCTTTGTTAACTTCTTTTAAAGTCGCTTCAGAATCTCCATCGAATTGTACTCTTCCTATTTCTAGTTTAAAAGCTTGCATCACTTTTCCTATAATACCTTTAGTAGCATACTGTCCGGTCAGTCTGTAAGCTTTTTCGTTTATAAATTGTTCAAATAGTTTAATGTGTTTCATAATTGTTTTATTTTTGTTTTATTACCAAGCGTAGGTTAGACCTTCAATCTTTTTGATATTATCTACACATCTTTTTGCATAATCTTTAGCAGATACACTATACCAGTTAGATGCTTTACCATATGTAGCAATTTCGTCAGCTTCTTGTTTAGTGTAATCAGCATATCTAGAATAATCATCTAATATGTTGTTCATGTGTTGAGAAGCATCTTTTAATTTAACTTCTTTACCCTTTGATGATGTACCAATCATTGGCTCGCCATATTTAGTTTTCTCACCAGAAGCTAATCCTGATTTAATTTGTGCTGCTAATGCATCAATTGCATCTGCAACCATTTTGTCTAATGGCAATGATACTGCGTTTGTAGCTAAAATAGTATGGTATCTTGCTAGGTTCTCCGATTTAAAATCTTTATCAGATTGAAATGCAGTTGCTCCTGCTTGTGCAGCTGATCTTTCAGCTTTTAGGTTTGCAGTTGAATACTTTTGTTGTAATAATGATAAATTAATTATGATTGCTCTATCAGCAACTTCTGCAATTCTTTTAACATTATAAAGTCCGGTTGCATCCCATCCTTTGTATCTTTTACTAATACCTACTGAGTCTGCTCCAGTATCTCCAGTTGTTATCAGGCCTTTTTTCCATGAGTTTTCATAAAAACTATTATCACCTGTTGTAAGTGCTAATAAATAAGCTCCACCTGGTATAGTTTTATTGGAGTGAAATGCATCAGAAGGCGCGTATGGGTTTGGCTTTTCATTATCTGAAACATAGAACACAATAGTATTTTCGGATTTCTCTTTATACGCTGTCATTGGATCAGTAACAATGATATCTTCATCTTGTATTTTGTCTAACGCTAATTTAGTTTTACCATAAAATGCTTTAGTTAAGTCTTTGTCGGTTTTAGTACCTTTGCCTGTTAAAACAGCTGCTAATATAGCTGATCCAAATGCTTCGTTTAAAGATTCTGTGAATTCTTTAAAGCTTTCAAATATAAATTTTGTTTTTATTGTTTTTGTATTTTTATTTTCTGTTAAGTTTACTCCCCACGCATATTCATAATATTGTATTGCATCTTCGGAATCTACGTTCCATTTTTTAGCGGCTTTAAGCACAATATCTCTTGTAATTTGCGAGGTTGTATATTTTGAAATCTCCTTTTCGAAGCCAGCAGGAACCCATATTTGTGGTTGCTTATTTGCTTCAGAAATCATGATACTTTTTAATATCCTATTGCCTATCTTTGATAGAGAGATTCCATCTTCTGACACATTAAAGAACTGAGAGTTTCTTCTCATCCATCTTTTAGCATCTGTTGACATTTCTCTTATGACACTGTCAAATTCGTCTTGTGATATTTTACCATCTTTAATAGCCTCTATAACTTTATTTCTAACTCTAGCGTCCTTACCTACTGTAATTTCTGGATGGTTATTTGTGTATTGTCTTTTTAAAGTTATTTTGCTTTCAGAAACTTTAGATTCATGAGTTTCCTCATATTCATCAGAATTGGTATTAGATTCAGAAATCTGTAGATCTGATTTCAATTGGTCTATTGTAAATTCAATTGCAACTGAAACGTATTGTTTTTTAGTATCTCCGTATGGATTAGCCATGACTCCTCTTGGATTATTTGCGTTTCCAATCACCTTCGTAACTTTCCACGTTTCTCCGTCTTTAAAGTTTAAAATTACTCCAGGTTTTAAAGTAAAATTCAAGTCGGTACCTTCGGAAACCTCTATTGAAAGTTTCGATTCATTTATAAATTGTATAAAGTTCATATTATTTCTTACTTTGTTTTGTTTATATATATTTGTTTAAAAACTGTTTAAATGTCATAAGATCTTCTGAAACTCTTTCAACAACAACTCCCATTGATGCTTCAATTTTTGATTTAAGTTCTTTATACATTGAGTGCACTGCTTTTGGAGTCATCTCGTTAAACGTTTTTTCGTCACCATCTAATAGTGCATTTCTAACATTAGTTGCGGAGATGTCATCGTCAGTCCTTGGAATTTCAAAAAGACCGAAGTCAGTTCTTACGTTCAATTGGTCTCTGTAAGAGTCATTGTTAACCTGATAACCATAACTTGTCATTCTGTCACTTCCAGTACCCCATAATGCAGGTTCATATTTAGGTCTCATTTCATTGAACATTACATCGATACCTCCTGTTGGAACTACAAATATTTCTTTTAGAAATGGATATTGTTTTTTAACGGAATTGAACATTGAAATCTGTGTTTTCTCATCATAAGGTCTACTAAATTCGTCTCCTTTCTTTTGTCCTTTAGCTTTAACTAAAAACACTACGACAGGAAATCCGTTTTCTTTATGAATAGCCTCTAATACTTTAGCATGTCCTAATGTAAATGGTTGAAATCTTCCTACAAACATATTAACTGGAGTTTTGCCTTGTTCAGTATGATTAACCTTAAGAGCCTCGTTTAAATAAACTGAAGCTTTAATTCTGTTATGTAACATAAAGTTATTATAATCGTACATTGCATTTTCATCAGTATTCTCTACAAATATCTTTTCATTGATTTTAACTATGATTTCATTCATTCGAATCAAAGTGTCTTTGTCTATTAAATCTGATGTTTTGGCTCTTTTCCTTCTAAATGAACTTAAAATCATTTTAAAAAGTTCAGCTAATATTGAATCGGAAACAAACTTTAATGTTTTTTCATTATTGATATACTTTGAATTTAACTTAAATGAATTAGCAGAAGAGAATTCTGCACTTTCAAAGTTAACTCCAATGTATTTTGAAGAATTTTTGTCAACATATTCATTAAATAAAACTGACATTAGTTCAATATATCTACTATCGGCATTTTCATCTTTTAATTGTATGTTGTCTAGGTTATATTGTGCTAAATATTCGAGAAAGTCGGTGACTGCTATTTGATATGTGTGGCTAGATGTGTTATCTGTTTCATATTTTCTAGAGAAATCTTCTAATTTAAAAGACTTCATTGTTTTTTCGTTAATGAAGTTCACAATGAGCCCATCTATTTCACTTTCTATATCATTATTTAATGACGTTGCATAACCGTTTGGATTAAAAAGTTTTACTATTTTTTTAGTAAAACTAGTCTTCTCTTTAGCTTCTATGTCATAATCGAAATTCTCGCTGAATTCTCTATCATTCATTGTTAGTAATTCAATTAACCCATCTTTTTGCAATTTAGACAAATAGCCATCGAAGTATATGGTTGGAGCTTGAACATCTAAGATTTTGGCCCATTTATTTAAAATGACAGGATCATTTATAGTTTTCTTAATTTTGTCTTCATCTCCTATTTGTTGAATATGTGTTAAAATTAAATTATTCTTCGGTGTTTTTGCGTATTTAATTTTAGAAGCCTCTACCTCTGGTAAATATTCAAAACAAAATCTCCAATCAACTGGCATTTCACTTTTAGTATTAGTTGGCAAACTTTGCATATAATTAATAGCAATTTCATATAAAGATATAATAGTCCTATCTACCATATTTAACTTCTCAGAATTTGAAGATTTGAAGTATTCGAATCCATCTTGTTTTCTTCTCACAAGAAATGAGGGAGCTGCAACATTTTCAGTTACTATTACCCTATTAGTTAACATGTCGATGAATGTTTCTCTATTGGTATTATTGAAGTATTCTCTAAGTTTCAGTAGTGCCATTTCTTTTATGTGTTTTATTTTCTAAATTTTAATGCGAATTGTCTAATGATGTCATTTACTTTACCTCTAGTATGGTCTTTAGTTAGTGTTGTATCACCATCGTATATTAAATCATATTGAATCGGATTAACTTTTACACTATAAAATGATATTAAAATTTTACCTTCTCTGGATTCGACTGCTCCTTCTATCACATCTGTTAGTATAATATTATTACCTCCAATGTATTGTTTAGTGTCTATCGAAAAATCAAAAGAATCGTTATTTATTTTGCCTACTTTAATGCCTTTTCGTTGTTTTACGACGTCGTAAACTGATAGTAACATTCGCTCTGGTGTTATATCACTCTTTTCATGAAGACTACTAATGAACTCTTCGAATATTTGTATGTTTTTCATAATTGTTCTATTTTTTTAACGTTAGCATTTAAAAAATCTAAATTAACATCTATAACCATGCTAACATTTTTATCCTTAGCTAAGTCATTATATGGCTTAATTGTTATCTCATCAGATCCTACTCTATCATT